CGTCCATCAGATGATACAGGTGATCAAGTAAATGGAGATGGCCCTCCTGCACTAGTATATCAAACACTAGGTACTGCTTTTGGTGTTAGTCCTATACCTGACGCAACCTATGAAGTAGAATATGTGTATTGGAGATTTCCTTCAGACTTAACTGCTTTTAACGATGTAGCAATTATACCAGATCGTTTTAAACATGTAGTTATAGATGGTGCTATGATGTTTATGATGCGTTTTCGTAGCAATGAACAAAGTGCAGCTATGCATCAAAACAATTTTGAAGATGGCATCAAGACAATGCGTAGAGTTACCTTTGACGATACTTTATTTGTACGCTCTACTGTTGTAGGTGATTCAAGAACAAGTTCCTTTACTAGCGGTATATAATGGCTGATAATCTAGCTTCCTTCAAAGTCTTCTGTCAAGGTGGACTTAATACTAGTAGGGATGTGTTGTCTCAAGGTGAGACACAGCCTGGTTCAGCTATATCTTTGATTAACTATGAACCTGCTGTTACTGGTGGTTACAGAAAGATAAGTGGGTTTACTAACACTTTTGGTACAGTAACAGGTCAAGCAAACACACCTGTGTTAGGTGTATGTGTAGCAGATGGTATAAACGATGGCATCTTAGCTTGTAGAAAACCATCAACAGGTAATAACTACTTACATTATTGGAGTAACTCTAGTTCAGCTTGGCAAGCAGTAACTACTTCAGGCTCACCTACTATGACAGGTGTAACCAAGATTAGGTTTTCAAGATTTAATTTTGGCACACCAAAAGTTGTATTGACTGATGGTGTAAATCCTGCAGCAACATATGATGGAACAACATACACACAGATTACACATTCAGATGCACCAACAGACCCTAAGTTTTCTGCAGTATTTCAAAACCATTTATTCTTAGCAGGTGATCCTGCACATCCAACTAAGTTATTTTTTAGTGCTCCTTTAGCAGAAACAGATTTTACAGCAGGTAATGGTGCAGGGGTTATAAATGTAGGTTTTCCTATAGTTGCTATTAGATCCTTTAGAAACGAACTGTTTATATTCGGTGCAACTAATATTAAGAAACTAGGCGGCACTGCTTTAGCTAACTTTGTGTTACAGACTGTTACAGATGATTTAGGATGCCTAGCTACAGATAGTGTTATAGAAATAGGTGGTGATTTATTATTCTTGTCTCAAGATGGTTTACGTCCTATATCAGGTACAGCAAAGATTGGTGACGTTAACTTAGAGACAGTATCAAAAGATATTCAGTCTATTTTTACAGACATTGTATTTGACATTGATCTTAACAGCTTAAATGCTGTAACTATAAAACAAAAGACACAGTTTAGGTATTTCTTTGGTGCAGCAGATTCACAGGGTGTCATAGGTGGATTTAGACAAACACCAAATGGATTGCAGTTTGAGTATGGGCAGTTACTAGGTATTACAGCTACGTGTGCAGATAGTGGTTACATAGGACAAAACGAGTTTGTAATACACGGTACTCAAGACGGTAAGGTGCATAGGCAAGAACAAGGCAACAGCTTTGCAGGAACAGACATATTCAGTTTATTTCAAACACCATTCTTTCATATGCAAGATCCAGAGCAACGCAAGATATTTTACACTGTAGCAACTTATCTTAGATCAGAAGGTGATAATTCTATTGTAATGTCGGCTGTGTATGATTACGAAGATGTAGACACACTTAATCCGACAAACTTTAATTTATCTACTACAGGTGCTGCAGCGTTCTATAATGAGGCTCTATATAATAGTACAGCAATTTACGATGGTAATCCATCACCAGTGCAACGCACTAATATATCAGGATCAGGTAAATCCGCATCTTTAAAATTCGTAACTAATGATTCCAATGCATCACACAGTATCCAAGGTCTAGTGGTTACATTTGGAGTAGGAGACAGGTTATAATATGGCAGGTTATACAAGACAATCAGTAGCTGACATTATCGCAAATGCGGTTATTAAAGCTGCACCAGTAAACGCAGAGTATAACGCAATACGAGATGCTTTTGCTTTATCAGGTGGTCACAGACATGATGGTAGTTCTACAGAAGGTGCGTATGTACCTCTTATTGCTGACACAGATGCCCTTAATAAAGTTGTAGTAGATACCTCAAATAATCGTATAAGTTTTTTTAGTGAGGTAAGTGGGTCTGCAGTAGAGCAGGTACGTATTCAAGACGGTGCTATTGTTCCTGTTACTGACGATGATATAGATCTTGGTACATCTTCATTAAAGTTTAAAGATGTATATATAGACGGTGTAGGTTACTTTGATTCCATATCTGTATCTGGTACTGCTGCTTTTTCAAATATAGACATCAATGGAGGTACTATAGATGGTGCAAGTATTGGTGCTTCTAGTGCTGATGCAGGTAGCTTTACAACTATATCGTCATCTGGACAAGCCACTCTTGCAAGTGTTGATATTAATGGCGGTGCAGTGGATGGTACTGTTATTGGTGCAACAACTCCATCATCTGTAGCCGCTACAACAGTAACTGCTTCATCAGGTTTTACAGGAGCATTGCAAGGGCAAGTTACAGGTAATGTGACAGGTAATGTTAGTGGTGATTTAACAGGAGATGTGACAGGTAACGTAACTGCAAATTCTGGTTTATCTACATTTAATAATGTAACTGTAAATGGCACACTAGATGTTACAGGTACAACAATTGCTAACGTTACTGACCCTAGTTCTGCACAAGATGCTGCTACAAAAAATTATGTTGATACGCAAGTTGCAGGAGTTATTGATTCAGCGCCAGGAACACTAGATACTCTTAACGAACTTGCTGCTGCATTAGGTGACGATGCTAATTTTAGCACAACTATTACAAACTCTATAGCTACTAAGTTACCACTTTCAGGTGGTACAATGTCTGGTGCTATAGCTATGGCTACAAATAAAATTACAGGTTTAGGTAATCCTACTGCTGCACAAGATGCTGCTACAAAAAATTATGCCGACTCTACATTTTTAACACTATCTGGTGGCACTATGACAGGTGCTATAGATATGGGTAGTGCAAAGATTACGACTACTTATACACCTTCAAACGGACCTGACCTTACAAATAAAACATATGTAGACGGTTTATTTGGTAGTAGCCAAAACGCCTCTACATCAGCTTCTCAGGCACAATCTTCAGCAACCTCTGCTGCAACTAGCGCAACTAATGCAGCCAACTCAGCTACGGCTGCTGCATCAAGTGAAACAAATGCAGTTAACTCAGCTACGGCTGCTGCTGCTTCTTACGATTCATTTGATGATAGATACCTTGGTGCTAAGTCTTCTGCTCCTACTGTTGACAATGATGGCGATGCTCTTATTGTAGGCGCACTCTACTTTAACACTACTGTTAGCATCATGTACGTGTATAGTTCAGGAGGTTGGGTAGCAGCAGGTTCATCAGTCAACGGCACATCAGACAGAACAACATATACCGCTACAAGTGGTCAAACTAATTTCACATCAACCTATGATGTAGGGTTTGTGGATGTATACCTTAATGGTATAAAATTATTAGCAGGTACAGACTTTACTGCTACATCAGGTACAGCAATTGTGCTTACCGTTGGTGCAACTGTGGGGGATATAGTGGACATCGTAGCTTACGGCTCATTCTCTCTTGCAAATCACTATACAAAAACACAAAGCGATGCACGTTATGCGTTAGCAGACGATCCCATTGCTTTAGCTATTGCGTTAGGATAAGGATTGAAAAATGGCTAACACTTTTAAAAACGCAGTTAGTTCAGCAATAGGCACTGGGCAAACAAGTGTTTATACTGTACCTTCTGCAACAACATCAACAGTCATAGGTTTGACTGTAGCAAATAGACATTCATCTGCTATTACAGTAGATGTAGTCGTGACAGACACCTCTGCTTCTGCTAGTGTATTTATAGTAAAGGCAGCTACTATTCCAGTAGGAGGAGCACTGGTTCCTATAGGCGGTGATCAAAAAGTAGTATTAGAAACTGGTGATATAATTAAAATCACAAGTAACACAGCTTCGAGTGCAGATGCTATAGTTTCTGTACTACAGCAGACGTAAGGGAGAGAATAGATGTCATATATAGGTAATCAACCTGCACCAACTAACATTCCTGTAAGTAATCTTGATGGTGTTACATCAACTAATACAGAGTTAAATTTTGTTGATGGTGTTACATCAAATGTACAAACTCAGCTAAATGCTAAACAACCTTACGCAACAATCGCAGTTACTGTAGTTGACTCTGGCGGTAATAAGTATGCTCTTGATGGAACAGTGCAGCAACTAGGTTTACTTACACCTTCAGTAACATACAGGTTTGATCAGTCAGACAGCAGCAACTCAGGACACCCACTACTACTAAGTACAACCTCAAACGGTACACATGGTGGTGGCAGTGCATTTACTACAGGTGTAACAGCAGTAGGAACTCCAGGTTCTGCAGGAGCTTACACAGAAGTTAAACTAGAACAAGATGCTCCTGATACTTTATATTACTACTGCTCTAGTCATAGTGGCATGGGTGGTCAGATAGATTCTAAAGCTACAGTTTCTAGCTTGACTGATCTTGGTGTTACTGCAACAACTGCTGAGTTAAATTATCTAGACATTGCAACCCTAGGTTTAACAGCAGCATCCAAAGCAGTCACAGCCGATGCAAATGGTGTTACGACTTTTGACAACGGCACAATAGAAGAAAGCACATCGGTTACATCTGGCTCTAATGCGGCTACGCTTAACCTACGTGATGGCAATGTGTTTGAGCATACGCTGACTGAGAATGTAACGTATACCTTTAGCAATCCAGCAAGTAGCGGCAAGGTATCTAGTTTCGTATTAAAGATAAAACAGGATGCGTCTGGATCAGGTTACACGGTGACATTTCCAGCGAGTGTAGACTTTGTGGGTGGTACTGCACCTACGCTTACGGCAACGGCAAATGCGATTGATACGTTTGTGATTTTTACCACAGACGGTGGCACGATATACAATCT